GGGCTACTACTCGGCAAGTTGATAGTGGCTTGCTGCATGACAAAACGTAACTACGCTCAAATGTCCACCACACCCACCCTCCGGGGTAGGATTCATTTTATATAGCGCGGTGCCTCGCGCATTCGAAGAGGGAGCCTATTTATACCGCGGGGGCCATCCTCCCGCTCCCAACGAATCAGCACCTGGTGTTCGCATCGCGCCTCGCCCAGCGCCCAATGCGGTAACAGGTCGCCACCTGTCTCCTGACCTGTGCCATCTCATCATCGCCCAGCAAGTCATTGTCCAGCAGAAACTGCACGGCGGGGCAAAAGATAAGCCCCATAGAATGCCAATAAATGTGTAACTTCAACGTGCTAGCCGCGCTAGCAATGAGCTCCTCATCCTCGGCAACCGTGCGTCCGCTAGCTGTGGTCGGATCAGTAGTACCGCAAGACACCAGCTTACGCATACACCGTTCCGGATTCCACAAAGGAGACCACAACAACCCATCACAAACAAACAAGTTCCTGGACACCAGCGGTGGCATCATGGCCATGCGCTTGGAAAAACTATCAACAAAACCCATGGCATCACGGGCAAACACGACACTACCTTCGATCTTGACTTCCCAAGGAAGCCGCATACGCCAGATTGCCAACCATGGTTCAAACCCCTCGGCGGCTCCTAGCAACTGCAAACCGAACTCCGTGACGCAATTCACCCGACTGTCGTCACCACAAATCTCCAAGAACAAATGCTGATCAAAGACTTCCAACAGATCCTCCACCTCAGCGACCAATCCCAACTCCTCAAGCCTGTACTGCATGGCGTACAACCAAGACATCAGCTGCACAATACAGTTCAGTCTGAGTGTGTTAGGATAACCTGAAGGATTACCGCGCTCCTTAGCGAACATAGTACCGTCGGTCATCAACAACAGGCTATCAACGGTGCAAGTCTCGAAAAACTCACACAGCTGCTGTGGTACACCTGGACACATGCAAGGCAAGTAGCCCTGGAAGTAGGCCCGCATGAACTCGGCAGGCATCCGGCGATCGAAAGCAGTCTCATCCAAACCCAGACTACCCAACGTACGCTCGTAGACATCTGCCAAATCATTAGGCACAGGGTCGTCCAAATTGGCTCCGGTACGAAACATCCAATTACGGTGGCTCCAAACAGCATCGCACTGCTCAAAAACCGCCTTGTGGAGCAACTTCAACATGAAGCTCGGAGCTTGAATAGACCGACCAACCTGCAACTTCTTGAGCTTGTAACCATCCCTCTTGCCCGTAACGCACCAGATGCGCTGCAAAAACAGATCCGTCTCATCCTCATCGCTGGGTTCCAATTCCCCTACAAGGACCGCGTAAAGGCGCATGGCCCTCTCAGCGGCCACGCGGCATCCCTCAAGACTGTTCCCTTGCCCAAGCTTTTCCAGGAATTGATGGTGGTTGTCACCAACAGAATCCGCGCCAGCATTGGTACGCTCGTTATCCATGCTCAACGCTATACCATGAAAAACGTCAAACGTGGGGCGAACATACGGCAACGCGGCATCACTATCAATGCTGATGGCAGCCTCCAAAGCATTGCGCAGCTTACGCCGGTCAAAATCCATACCCAAAGGTTCGAAAAACTTTTCCAGCTCATTACGCAACATATCCGTACTAGGCTTAGCCATATAAAACATAGCCTTGAAATGCTTGAAATCCAAGTCAGTCCTCAACCGCTGCAGCTTGAACTTCTCAACCCTCTGAAACGGTCCACGCATCTCAACCTTACCCCCTTGAGGAACCAAATCAGGAACGGTGTAGGCCGTCTCCCAAACCTTTGGAACTACTCCAGACTCAAAGTGTCCCCCGGGGAAATTACCCACCCCGGCCATACCACCGGGGAAGAAATGCCCTGCACAAATAGCTCCGCCACGATCGAAAAAGGCAGCCCTACAATACCCAGCTGCAGTGGAAACGTTATACGCCACGGCATTGGCGTACACGCCCTGAATGGTACCGACAAGGGCCATCCAGCGCCGGTCAGGGGTGAACACCTTGGCCATAACAGCCGTGCCAACACTACCCTTGTTCGGAGTACTGAATCTTGGTGCCCCAACTGGCCCCACGTTACCCTCCAGCCGCAAACAAACGCGGTCATCACCTGTGCCACGGTGATCCACCACAGTGACAGAAACATCCTCACGCCCAGGGCGATGCAAAACAATGCTATAACCCAATGCGCAGGTGAACCCGTCAACAACAACAGCTTTGGCACCTTCCCCTTCGATCTTGTGCCTGCCGGTAACGAACCAAATGGAACTACCCTCACGTTTCATGAGAAAGCCCTGCATCGTTCGGCCATCTTGAAACGTAGCAGCTGCAACATACAGGTCCGTATCAACGGCAGCACTGCCCGGCACATTGCCTTCAGGCACCTGCTTCTTCTTCCGCCGCCTGCGTTTATCCAAATGAACAGCAGCCTCAGTGGGAACCCCAACCTGACCGGGCTCAACCACAGGGTCCTGAACAGGAACAACAAAACCAGCAGCTTCGGGTCGCGACGGTGCCGTAGTGCCCAACTTATCGGTAACGCCACGGTGCTCCTGGACAGATTGCGCGCACGCCTCAATGTGCTCAGCAATACGTTCCGGAGTGGCAACTTTGTCCCAATGCTCTCCGTGGGCAAACCAAGGAGCGGGTCTACCTTCCGGCAAATACCTGCTCATAGCCTCGTGAAACTCTCGGGAACCCAAATTGCTAGTGATCTGGCGAAGACGTTGGCCAGCGCGCGACATCGCCGCAGCGCGATTGGGTCCATGTCCCCAGACCTCACCGGAATCCATGCCACCTTCCTCAGGAAACAACTCATCCAACAGCTCCATGGCCTCCTGAATCCGCCCTTCCTCCGCATGCTCAACAATATTCTGGTAATCCGCATCTGTGAGCATCTTACCAAACTTCATAAAACCTCTATTGTTGTAATGCTTCAAATCAAGCTTGTTACGCGCTTTATTCTTATTGCCCCCTTCCGGCAACCGTGGCCAGAACTTAGGCAACTTCAAATCAGCCGGATTGCCGCTCCTCACGACCAATCCCTGCAACAAACCCAAATACTTAGCAATAAGCAGCGGTGGATGGTTCTCATCGGCAAATGGACACAAATGTGGTGCGTCCGGCAGTCCCTTAGCGTCCAGTTGTTCGAGCATGGGCTTGAAAACCCCAGAATGAATGATTTCGGAAGCAAGTCCGCGACAATACTCACAGCGAGAAAACAACTCAGGGTCGGTGTCCAAATGCGGTAAAACAAACGGCACCAACCGCTTGATGTCACTGCTCCATCGCAATAACTTCTGTTGCCTCTCCTGGTGCAACAACGCTCGTTCCCAAAACCCCTCAAGCTCTTTAACCGAACGCTCTCTGCCCCAAGACCGCCACAAGCGCCAGAACAGAACCAACACAATCAATCCCAAACAAGCGGAGACAACAGCCAATTGCCACCTTTCAGTGAGCTCAACCACCAGCCAATCATAGGCCTGTTGGCAGCT